TTGGCTTTAACAAGCCGTCTGGATTATCAATAACCTGACTCAGTTTATAAGTTCTATATACTGGTTGATTGTCCCATGTCTTATATTGAGGAGTTCCTCCCCATTCTAATAACATCATTCCTCTCTCATCGTCACCGGCATCGGCATAGTTATGCGGAAAAGCGTTTCCAATATAAACTATATTTCCTGTTGCTTGACGTTTGTGAAAGTGCCCGCTAAACACGTAGTCCTGATGCACAAAATGATTTCTCTGTAATTGCCCATGATCAGGCATTTGAATCATAGCATTCATATAGAAACTTGGCAACTCTAAATGACCAAAAATGTATTTGCTTTTAATTTTTGGAATATCTTTCCATTCGTCACCTACTAACCAAGGAAGGATAGTTACATCACCGTCAGTGAACGATTCTTTAATTGGAATAACGTTTGGGAATAGGCGCATAAATTCAACTGAGTTGATTTCTCGTTTATCTTTATAAAATAAATCGTGATTACCTAATATAAAATAAACTTTTTCAAAAGATGAACTCAGCCGTTCTAAATTAGATACGGTATAGTTCATGGTGCTAACATCAGTAGTTGATCGATTATGATGCCAGTCGCCTAGGAAGATGCAAGTTTCTGCACCCTCTGCTTTAGCAGTATCGCAAAACCATTTAACAAATTCCTCACAATCTATATTGTGAGTCCTGCTTCCTGATTTTAACCCAAAGTGTATATCCGTAAAACATGCAGCTTTTTTAAATAGATTCATATGACGAGTTTAATATAATTTTTAATAAAGGTCAATCCCAATCGTTACCATTATCAATAGTAACAGGAGCAGTCGTTGGGCCACTTCCGCTTCCCCATTGCCGTGTCCAACTTGGGTTCATACCGTTCATTTCTAAGATATCATCTCGAATATTTTGATTACGTTTTTCAATATTAATAATGCGAACAAAACTATTAGTAACAGCAGCGGTGTAGTAAGCAAACGGGTTATCGGATTTACTTTCGTCAAATTGCAAACCAATTTGAGTTAATTGAAGAATTGCTTGACCCTTCATTTCGTCGTTATATGTATAACCTCTAACGTTTCCTCTAGTTGCATACCTATCACATAATTTTAAAAACATACGTGCTAAGTTGCTAGTCATTTGCCCGTGTTCTTTACTAAACACACCAGTGTTAATATCGCCCTTCCAATGGCTTTTTACAACACAAATTAAATTATTGTTAGTGTCGAATTTCCAATGTTGGAAAGGGGGAAAATTTACTTTCTCATGACCGTCAGCAGTATTTTTAACGGTCTTTTTCCTTCCTGGAGCAAGCGGTATATGATCAAAGGTCATTACTCTAAAGACTACATCTTGTTTGTCAATTTTTTTGTAGTCTACTTCAAACTCTTTTGCAGGTATCTTTTTACCTTGTGCTAACATTGCTGCTTCGTGTGCTTGTTTAGCAAGTCTAGAAGCTCTATTTCTTTTTGCTTCTGCAATGGTCCTGATGTTAATTTTAGACAAGTTTGGAACAATTAAATCGTACTCCAAATATGCTTTATCAGTGGATGAGCAGTATGTATTTTTACTTAGGTGTATTTCTTTTAGTAGGTCTTTATTTGTTAGGTACTTAATTTTAGGTACGGTAGTATTCATTCAGTATATATCTCCCTTTTATTAATATAATAGCACATTTTGACAAGAATAAATAGACTAAACGGAGTATTTTTATGCCATTATCGCTGAATCCATTAGCCCAATTAGTTAACAATGTTTCTCAAAGTATAAGCGGAGCAGCTAGTCAGGCTGGTACCAGCTTAAACAATATGACTGCCTCTTTATCTAAGACAAACTTAGATGCTGTATCATCTAGAATTTCTGGAGGATTAGGCAGCGGATTAAACGGAATTACCGCAGGAGTTGGAAACTCTATTGACCAAGGTATGGCAGGTGTAAGGGGTTTAACAGGATCAATTAGCGGAACTGGTTTGCCAGCTTTAGGAGGGATAACAGGCCAGGCACAAAATTTAGTATCTAAAGTTGGTACCGGAGTTGGAACTATTAGTAATGTTACTTCTGACATTGCTACCTCTCTTAATAAATTAGGCGGTGGAAACATTGCAGGCGGATTAATGGGTATTGCGGGTGCGGTTTCAAAAGCAGCTGGGCAGTTGAATAATATTTTAAGTCTTGCAAGAGGAATTAATTTACCCTCAAATGCAGAATTATTTCAAACACGAGGAGCAGTTGTATCAATGACCCCTGTGCCGGGAAATGACTGGCGTGTTAGAATTAATTGCAATTGGGAATTATTTAACTCTCCTCTATTTGATTCAACCTTAAAAGAAACCGGCGGACTTGTATGGCCATATCTACCAAACATTACGGTGTCTTCAAAGGCAAATTATAGCCAATTAGATCCTGTGCATAATATATATCCTTTCCAGGCTTATAAAAGTAGTGCTATTGAAGACATTCAGATTAGCGGAGAGTTTTCAGTTGAAACAGAAACAGATGCATACTATTGGGTTGCTGCAACAACCTGGTTAAGAACGGTTACAAAAATGTTTTATGGCACAGGACCAAACGTAGGAAATCCTCCAATTATTTGTCAATTAACCGGATATGGTAGTAATGTGTTTAACACCGTTCCGGTGGTGATTAAATCAACTAGTTTTGATTTTAAAGAAGATGTGCAGTATGTTAAATGTCAAATAAATGGAATGGCACAACCAACATGGGTGCCAACACTAAGTACTATCTCAGTTACGGTATCTCCAATTTACAACAGAGCAAGATTGCGTCAATTTAGTTTAGAAGATTTTGCTTCAGGCGACACAGCAAAAACAACAGGATTCCTATAATATGGCAAAGTATAGACAAAGCTCTCCTTATTTTCTTACCAAGCAAAACAATTTATATCTTGAATTGTTGTCTATTCGTCCTATACCTGCAGAAACAGACGACTTCAAATACAAAATAGAAAATCAATATAAACATAGACCTGATTTATTATCCTTTGATTTATATGGAACCCCTAAGCTATGGTGGGTTTTCGTTCAACGAAATATGGACACAATCAAAGATCCTATCTACGACTTTGAACCGGGAGTTGAAATATATCTTCCAAAAAAAAGCAACCTAGAAAGATTTTTAGGAATATAACATGGCAATTGATTTTCGAAACATTGGTAAAGCCTTCGAAACATTAACTAAACCCGACGGCACTGGTTTAGACCCATTTGCCACAGCTTCAAATATTACTTTTGGTTTTGCAAAAACTTCTTCAGATATAAAATTAAGTTTATTGCAAGGCAAAACGCCCGCTGGAACAGATGCAAGAGCGACCATTACTGCTGGAAATAATGAAAGAATAAAACCAAAGCAACGAGGATTTCCTAATCAACTAGAACAATTTGCATCTTATAATGTTCTATGGACACTGGCATGTTTAAAACCAGAAGAAGCAAACAATCCGTATCTGTATAGAAACTCTGCATTTGTTGAAAAACAAGTTGTATTTTCGTCAGGCGGTCGATACGATAATGAAAGAGCCGCAACAGCATATGGTGCTCCTGAATACTTTATTCAAAATTTTTCAATGGATACATTGATGACAGGAACTCCAGCCACAGGTTCTTCAAATGCTATTAATTTTACATTTGAGATTGTTGAACCATATAGCATGGGATTATTTCTACAAAGTCTTCAAGTTGCTGCCAATGCCGCAGGATATCCAAGTTATCTTGAAGAAGCAGTTTATTGTTTAAAAATGGAATTTGTTGGATTTGATCAAGACATGAAATCTTATGCATCAGTAAAGCCAAAATTCTTTTTAATGTTATTAAAGAAAACAACATTTAATGTTACTGAATCTGGAAGCACTTATAAGTTTGAAGCAATTGTGTATAACCAAGAAGGGTTTTCTGAAACATATACAGCATTAAAAACTGATATAGCAATTACAGGCGGATCTGTAAAAGAATTATTGTCGGGGAAAGAAAGAAGTTTAATGACCGTATTAAACGAGCACGAACAAAAATCTGTTCCTGAATTAAAAACGTATCCTGACAAATATGAAATTCATTTTCCAGAAAATTCTTATGATCCTATTCCCGGAGTTGAACCAGACGATGCAGGAAACAGAGCAGTTATTAATACAGCAAATGAAAGAATAATTTCAAAAAGTGCAACTTACTCTAACCCTGAAGACGATCCTGCATACTTTATTTCAAATGCAATTGGCAATGCAAGTTTTAATTTCCAGGCAGACTCTGGAGGAAATTATGTTGCACCAAAAGCAGAAGATGCTTATGACGAGGAAACAGGCAAAGTTAATAGAGATAAAGTTTCAATTAGTGCAAAAGAACGAACATTTAATTATGCACAAAAACAATCTATATTAGAAGTTATTACTCAGGCAATTGAAGAATCTGATTATGCTGCTAAAGCACTTAAAGAATCTAATATTGATCCTACAGGTATGATTAACTGGTTTAGGATTGATGTACAAACGCAACTTTTAAATTGGGATCCTAAATTTAAAAAATATTCTAAACGTATTATCTTTAGAGTTATGCCTTATAAGATTCATAATTCTGTGTTTACTAACCCAAATGCTGTTCCTTTAGGATACGATCAATTAGAAGAGCAAATAGTTAAACAATACAATTATATCTATACCGGTACAAATAATGATTTGTTAAGATTTGATATACAAATTAATAATTCTTTTTATACAGCAGTTGCGTCAAATAGGATTGAAGACGCAGGCCGACTTGCAAATAAAGATTTGCAGACCTCGGGAGATCCTCAGCAGAATAAAGCAGAAGTTGAAAAAGGATCCGGCGGAGTTACCGCTGCTAAAAGTCCTACAGGAAGTAGACCTGTTGCACAAGATGTTAACGCTATTAAATTACCGTTTGGTGGTTCTGGTAATTTAACAGACGAGCAAGTTATTGCTAATAATTTTCATAAAGCATTTCTCGAAAGTTCTCAAGCTGAAATGGTAAAAATATCAGCAGAAATTATTGGCGATCCTTATTGGATGGTTGATAGTGGTATGGGAGGGTATTTTGCAGGACCCGGAGAAACAGAACAAATCACAGAAGATGGAACTGCAAACTATGAGGCAGGAGATACTTTTATCTATATAAGATTTAGAACGCCAATTGAACCAAAAGAAGAAGAAGGAACATATTTGTTTGTAGGCGAATCGGATAGTCCGTTTAGCGGAATTTACAAAGTTATTAAATGTCAAAATAATTTTTCTGAAGGTTTGTTTAAGCAAACCTTAGAATGCATTAGAATGCCATTACAACCTAATGATCTTGATGATAAGGTTGATCCAGATAAACAAAGTACTCTTATGTACAATACAGATAATGTTAAACCAGAATCATCATCTCCAGTTGATACAGATGATGCCGGTGACGAAGGTGCACCGTCAGAACCACCAATATATTTTGCTTGAGGTAATGAATGGCAGAGTCAGTTAGAAAACCGCAGAATCAAAAATCTAGTCAAGGAATTGGAAACGGTCCATATCTTGCTAAAGTAGTGAGTCATTTAGATCCGTCATTTATGTCGGGTCTAGAAGTTACCCTATTAAGAGATTCTGCAAATGAAATTGGAGACGAAAGTCAAACATACCCTGTAAAATATCTAACTCCGTTTTACGGAAGTACTGCCTACGAGTTCATGGGCAAGAATACAGGAAATGCAGATGCATATAATGATACACAAAAATCATACGGTATGTGGTTCACACCGCCGGATATTGGCGTAACCGTACTTGTAATATTTGTTGACGGCAATCCTTCGGAAGGATATTTTATTGGATGTGTTCCAAGTAGATTTGCTAATAACATGATTCCTGCAATTGGCGGAACTGAGCTTGTAGATATTTCTCCTGCCGACAAATCTAAGTATTCGACCAGTATGCCGTTGCCTGTAGCAGAAGTTAATAGAAAAGCAAATGATCTAACTAAAAGCACAGCGGTAGATAAAATTAAAAAACCAGTTCATCCTATGGCTGATAGGTTTTTAAAACAAGGATTAATTGAAGATGACGCACGGGGTGTAACAACTTCTAGTGTTAGAAGAAATGTGCCTAATATGGTATTTGGAATTCTTACTCCAGGCCCGTTGGATCAAAGAGATGGTGCAAAAAAATCAAATATTGGACGAAAAGATTCTTCAACTAAATCGCCTGTTCCTGTAGGCAGGTTAGGCGGAACACAACTTGTTTTTGATGACGGCGATGATAGGTATTATAGAAAAACTCCAGCTAGCGAAGGAGGTGTTGAATATCTTGAGGGAAACAAAGGCAACAAAGATATTCCTTATAACGAATATTTTAGAGTTCGAACAAGAACTGGACATCAAATATTGATGCATAATTCAGAAGATTTAATTTATATAGGCAATGCTAGAGGTACATCCTGGGTTGAATTAACCAGCAACGGAAAAATAGACATTTATGCTCAAGATAGTATCAGCATCCATTCTGAAAATGACTTAAACATTCGAGCAGATAGAGATATTAATTTAGAAGCTGGTAGGAATTTTAACGTTAGAAGTGTACTTGGAGCAGTACATATTGATGCAACTACAAATTTAGAATTAGTTGTTGGGGCAAACGGTTATCTAACAACTTTAGGAAGCATTCATTTAAATGCAGCCGGAGATGCAAATATTACGGCAGCAGGAAACAGCAATATAAAAAGTGCGCATCATATTGAAACAGCAGGTGCAATTGATATGAACGGTCCTGCCGCAACTCCTGCAACAAAAGCACTACCGTTGTCATTAAACGATAATTTAGTAACTGACGGATCTCTTGAATGGGCTAAAACAAAATATATTAAATCTGATCCTGTTAAAAGTATTATGAAACGTATACCAATGCACGAACCGTGGCCGCTACACGAAAACCAAGCGCCACAATTTGTTACTCCAGATAACACAGATAGGGATGCTTAATCATGGCAAAATTATATAATCAAAAAACGGTTGCAAGTAATACCGCATCTGTTGGCAATCAAAATATTACAGAATTTACCTATAAAGGTTTCTGTTCAACAGAAACAAAAAAAGGATATAAGCTATATGATATTGATCTTGTTAAACAAGATCTAATCAATCATTTTTATATTCGCAAAGGTGAAAAATTAGAGAATCCAAATTTTGGTACGGTAATTTGGGATTTATTATTTGAACAATTTACAGAAGATGTAAAAAAATTAATTGCTAAAGATGTTGAAGAAATTATCAATTACGATCCAAGAATTGCAGTTAATTCGGTGATTGTTGACAGCACAGATCAAGGAATTAGAATAGAAGCAGAGCTAGTATATCTGCCATTTAATGTTAGCGAGCGTATGACTTTTGACTTTGACAGGTTGAATTACTCAGTTAACTGACCAGTTTATTTTCCGCGATAAATATTGAATAGGACTATAAAATGACAGCTACATCAAGACAAAATAACTTAATTCTTAACGAAGATTGGACTAGGATTTATCAGACATTTAAAAATGCTGATTTTAAATCTTACGACTTTGAAAACCTTCGTAGGGTTATTATCGAATACGTTCGAGAAAATTACCCAGAAGATTTTAACGATTACATCGAATCAAGCGAATACTTGGCGTTAATTGACGCCATAGCATTTTTAGGACAAAGTTTAAGTTTCCGTATTGATCTAGCTAGCCGAGAAAACTTTATTGAATTAGCTGAACGTAAAGAAAGTGTTTTAAAATTAGCTAGAATGCTAAGTTATACTCCTAAAAGAAATTTACCATCTAAGGGTCTTTTAAAGTTTGATACAATTTCTACAACAGAGGATATTGTTGATAGTAACGGAAAAAATTTATCAAAACAAATTATTATTTGGAACGATCCAACAAATTCTAATTGGAGCGAACAATTTCTTCTAGTTCTTAATGCTGCAATGGCAGACAATACAGAATTTGGCCGCAGCCAAGGAACTAGTACTATTGATGGGATTACCACAGACCAATATAGATTAAGAACATCTAATAGAGATATTCCTCTTTATACTTTCAGTAAAAACGTTGCAGGAAGAAGAATGTCGTTTGAATTAGTTAGCACAACATTCAAAGGCGAAGAAGAAATTTACGAAGAAGCACCGACTCCTGCAAATCAATTAGGATTCATTTACAAAAATGACAATAAAGGTCCGGCAAGTTTAAACAATGGATTCTTTTTAATGTTTAAACAAGGTAGTTTAGAATTAGCAGATTTTTCTATTGCAGTTCCTACAACCAATGAAAAAGTTTCTGTTGATGCAGAAGGTATTAATAATGATGACATTTGGTTATATTCTTTAAATTCTTCCGGAGCACAAACAACAGAGTGGTTACAAGTTCCAAACTTAATTGGAAATAATATTGCCTATAACAGCTTAGTAAATCAAGTTAAAAACATATATTCTGTGGTTACTAAAGATAAAGACAAAGTTGATTTGTTATTCTCCGATGGCGTCTATGGAAATTTACCTCAAGGCAATTTTAGAATTTACTATCGTGTGAGCAACGGATTAAGTTATTCTATTACTCCTAGCGACATGCGAGGCATTAGTATATCAATTCCTTATATTAATAAATTAGGATCAGCACATACTTTAACAATTAGTATGAGTTTAAAATATACCGTCTCGTCGTCAACACCTAGTGAAAGTATTGATAGTATTCGTGCAAATGCACCAGCGTCTTACTATACACAAAATAGAATGATTACTGGAGAAGATTACAATCTTGCTCCTTTGACCAGTAGCCAAGATATTTTAAAAGTTAAAGCTATTAATAGGACATCAAGTGGCATTAGTAGAAATTTTGATATTATAGATGCTAGCGGAAAATATTCAAGTATTGATGTATTTGCTGACGACGGATTAATTTATAAAAACGAAATTGAAACAACATTAGGTTTTAAATTTACAAATAAAATTGAAATTTATAATTTTATTAGAAACAAAATTGAACCGTTAATTAGCAGCACAGATGTGTTTAATTTCTATATAACAAAATATACAAAAATTTTATTTACAGATCCAACATCGGTTTGGAAATCAGTAACAACAGCAACTAATAGTTCGACAGGCTATTTTATAAGTGGTGTTGATTCTTCTTTATTAAAAACTGGTGTTTACACAAATAACACATTAAAATATTTGTTACCAGATTCTGTTGTTAAATTTGTTCCACCTACTGGTAAAGCATTTAAAAATGGAAAATTAGTTACAGAAGATTTAACAGATCCTTTACAGAAATCTTACATATGGTCTAAAGTTGTAAGAGTAGTTGGCGATGGTACAAACGCTGGTCGCGGTGCGTTAAGCACAGGTCTTGGCCCAATTACGTTCAGTGATATTATTCCTTCGGGTGCAGTTGCTTTTCAGATTGTACCAAAATGGGTTTCAAATTTACCAAATGCATTTGAAACTGAAATGGCAAACCTTGCATTTTCAAATTTAAATTTTGGATTAAGATATGACATTGAAGCTGCTGCCTGGAAAATTATTACTGCTGCAAACTTAGACTTAATTAATAGTTTTAGCCTTGGCAAAGCTGGTGATACATCAAATTCAGGAATTGACTCTTCTTGGATTATTGCTTTTGTTAAAGAACCAGACAAATATGTTGTTCATGTAAGAAGCATGGAATATATTTTTGCCAGCATTAGAAAAAATCGTTTTTATTTTGATTCAAATCAAAAAATTTACGATAGTAAAACAAATAAAGTTGTTAAAGATCAAATTAAAGTATTAGGTATTAATACTGATAATGGTTTAATTGAATACTTAAAACAAGACCTTGTTTTTGAAATTAGTGATAGTATTCGTTTTGAGGACGGATATCAAAGCACTGATGCAATTAAAATTGCATTTGCAGATTCTGACGATGACGGAGTTATTGATGATCCTGATGAGTTTATTAGAATTGTGGGAGAAGATTCTGCAAATAAATTTTTATTTTTCCAAGAAACAATAGATGATACTGGCGCAAAAATATTCCAGTATTTTGATAATAGTAACGACGACATTTTATTAGCCGCTAAAGAGATCGATGTAAAGGTTACAGATTATTCAGATGGCCAGCTTGTCTATTTTTATGACATTGCTGAAGATGTTGTAAAAATGGCTGATAGAACAACTAATACATTTGTTCTTCAAAGTAATTTTAGAGCAAATATAGGTAGAGCAGGAATTAAATTCCAGTATCTGCATCATGCAAATGTTGATCGTAGGATTGATCCAAGCGTGAGTAATATTATTGATGTTTATCTATTAACAAGATCGTATGATACTGATTTTAGAAATTATTTGCAAGGGGTATTAACAAAAATGCCTGAGCCACCAACAACGGAAAGTCTACGTATTTCATTTGGTGGAAATTTAAATGCAATTAAATCTATAAGTGATGATATTGTTTATCATCCTGTATCTTACAAAGTATTATTTGGTTCTACTGCAGATGAAAGATTACAAGCAATATTTAAAATTGTAAAAAATTCATCAAAGACAATTAACGACAACGATTTAAAAGTTAGAATTATTGCAGCTATCAATGAATTTTTTGATTCATCAAATTGGGATTTTGGAGATAAGTTTTATCTTTCAGAATTAATAACCTATGTAATAAATTCAACATCGCCCGACATTACTAATATGATTATTGTACCAAGACAAGAATCTCAAGTTTTTGGCAGCTTATTTGAAATTCAAAGTAGAGCAGATGAAATTTTTGTAAGCGGTGCAACCGTAGACGATATAGAAATAGTAACATCTATTAATGCAGCAGAAATTGGTGCAGTTTCTGGAACAATTATTACTTCAACGAGTGTTTAAGAATGGCAAAGTTTTTTCCAAAAAGTCAATTACCTATTAGAAAATCATCTGATCTATTACCAAAAGTATTTCAGACAGATGCCAACGACAAATTTTTATCTGGTGTTTTAGATCCTCTAATCCAGCCAGGTACTTTAGAAAAAAATGTAGGATACGTTGGTCGCAGATATGGTAAAACCTATAATGGTTCAGATATCTATCTAGATACCGATGCAACTTTAAGAAGTAGATATCAACTAGAACCTGGCGTTGTTCTTAAGAAAAACGGTAAGACGCAAAACTTCTATGATTTTATTGACTTTAAAAATATCTTAAAATATTTTGGTAATAACGAAGATAGAGATGATTTAATTGATCAACATCAACACTATAGTTGGAATCCTCCTATTAATTGGGATAAGTTTATTAACTATAGAGAATATTTTTGGATGCCTAGTGGACCTCCGCCTATAAGAATTTTAGGTCAAAGTTCTTCTATAACAAGTACATACAGAGTTAAATTAGGTGAAACATCATCTTTTATTTTCTCCCCAGATGGTTATACAAATAATCCTAGAATAACATTATATAGAGGACAAAAATATAGATTTGTTGTAAACGCACCAGGCAACGGTTTTGTTATAAGAACTTCTTACGATACTGGTTCTTTAACATTTAATCCTGATTTATTTTATGCCCAAGGTTCTATAGTTGTATTCAACGGATCTGTATGGAGAGCAAAAGTTCCTGTATTTCCAGCTGACGGTAGTTCAATAACAACGGAATCACAAGATTGGGAATTTGTAGAAATAGTAAATGCAAATTCAAAAGCATTAGATTATACTAAAGGAATTACAAACTTTGGTGTTGAAAACGGAACACTAACATTTGAGGTCTCGTATGACGCACCAGATTTACTATACTATCAAAGTTTAACAGATCCAAATAAATTTGGACAGATTATTATTTCTGATATTGAAGAAAATTCAAAAATTAATATTAATGATGATATTATTGGAAAAGAAACTTATACTAGCAGTAATGGTATAGAATTAAGTAATGGAATGATTATTAATTTTGGCGGAACCGTTGAGCCAAAAAAATATTCAACTGGTAATTGGTTAGTTGAAGGAGTTGGTAAATCAATATCTTTAACTAAGTTTGACGACCTAGTTGTTCCTGTTTTAACTTCCGATGTTCCTGAAGTATTATTTGATAATGAAGGATTTGACACAGCACCGTTTGATGATGCAAGTTCATATCCGGGGTCAAAAGATTACATTACAATTTCTAAGAGCAGTAAAGATTTAAATCCGTGGAGTCGATACAATCGTTGGTTCCATAGAAGCGTTTTAGAACTTTCTTTTAAATTATCCGGTGAAGATTTTTATCATGACGAATCTGCTAGAGCAAAACGTCCTATTATAGAATTCTTACCTGACTTAAAATTATATAGACACGGTACTGCTGCTAAAGATACCGTAGATTATATTGATACATTCACTTCAGATGTATTTTCTAAAATTGAAGGAAGTACAGGTTATAGCATCGATGGCGAACCATTGTTCAACGGAGCAAGAATTCTAATCACAGCTGATACTGATAGTCTTGCTAATAACAGAATTTATCAAGTTAAGTTTTTTACTCAAAACGGTCAAAATCAAATTACTCTAATTAAAACAGATGATACCGAATCAATAATTGGAGAAACATTATTAGTACGCAGAGGAAAGAAAAATAAAGGAACAATGTTCTATTATAACGGAACATCGTGGTTGCCTAGCCAAGAAAAAACTAAAGTTAACCAAGCACCTTTATTTGACGCATTTGATGAAAACGGTGTAAGTTTTTCAGATAAAGACACATATCCTGTGTCAACATTCTACGGAACTAAAATTTTAGGATACAAAGAAAATTCTGGAGTATCAGATGTAGAATTAGGGTTTTCAATCAGCTATCTTAATATTAATAATGTTGGAGATATTAGTTTTGATTTTGTTTGGGATTCTGAATATTTTACCTATGAACTTTCAAGAAAAACGTATTCAAAAAAACTTAATACCGGTTTTTGTAAATTTAATATAACAAATGAATATGTAAACCACTGGATTGAAACAGAACAAAAATATCTTCAGCCAATTATCGATTCGCAAGTAATTGTAAATTCAACCAATACGGTTTATTTTAATACCGTTGATTGGTCAAAAGTCACAGACCAAGATGAAATTTATTTTTATAAAAACGGAGAAAGATATACTGATTCGTACATAAGACAAGGTGGCAATTTTATTTTTGTTAATACCTTTGCTGCTAAAGATGTTCTAGTAATAAAAATCTTTTGTGAATTAATCCCAGAAGAAGGTTATTATGAAGTTCCAGTTGGGTTAGAAAAAAATCCTTTAAACAACGAGTTAACAACCTTTACATTTGGTCAGGCAGTTGATCATGTTTCGTCTGGCCTAGAGTTTTATAACGGATTTACTGGACTTGTTGTAGGAAATAATTCATTAAGAGATTTAGACGGATATCAGTCATATACTAAACGTTTTTTAAAACACGAAAGTGTTTCGTCGGTAGCATTAACATTATTGGTTGATAAACAAATTAATTTAATTAAAGCTCTTCGATATGCTAAAAAATCTTATACTGATTTTAAACATAACTTTATTAAAATTTCTGGCGAATTAGACTTTGATGGAAACATTCCACAATTTGTTGATAATATTATTAACGAATTAACACGAGGAAAAAACTCTTCTAGCCCATTTGTAGATTCTGATATGATTGGCAGTGGAGCATATACAAATTTAATATATGAAGTTGAAGATGTTGATATTAATACATTTGTTATTTCAAATAAATTTGATTTAAACACTTTAAGCAATAGAGCAGTTTATCTATACATTAATAATCAACAATTAATTAGCGGCGTTGATTACGAATTTAATAGTGATTTTTCTTTTGTTAATATTCTAAAAACATTAAGCGTGGGCGACATTATTGAAATTAAAGAATATGTGTCATCTGGATTTAATCATATACCGCAAACTCCAACCAAGATTGGATTATTTAAAAAATATGTCCCTGAAAAGTTTTTAGATGACACATTTGTTGAACCAAAGTATATGATACAAGGTCACGACGGTAGTTTAACAACAGCATTTAATGATTATAGAGATGATGCGTTGCTTGAATTAGAATTAAGAATTTTTAATAATATTAAAAAAGAATACGATGAACAAATTTTTGATATTGACAAAATTTCTGGCGGATATTATAAAACTGGAATTTTTGAGTTTAATCAAATTACAAAAATAAACACTCAGGAATTTTTAAAATGGATTGCTGACACAAATATTGATTATATAAGCAATAGTTATTTTGACAGCGAAAATTCTTTCACCTACACATATTCTAATATGGCTGATCCATCTGGTCTTGAAAATTTACCAGGCTGGTGGAGAGGGGTGTACAAATATTTTTACGACACTGACAGACCACATCGTTGTCCGTGGGAAATGTTAGGTTTTTCTATCAAGCCTACTTGGTGGGAAGATGAATACGGTCCAGCTCCGTATACAAGAAATAATTTATTATTATGGGAAGATCTTGCAGCAGGATTAATTCGTCAAGGTCCTAGAGCAGGAGTTCATAAGCGATATATTAGATCAACTCTAATGACACATATTCCTGTAGACGGCGACGGAAAACTTTTAAGTCCTTTAGATTCAAATTTAGCACAAAACTTTTCTTTGATTAATAATCAAGGAGATTTTAATTTTGGTGATATTTCTCCTGCTGAACATGCATGGTATAGCAGTAGCGAATATCCATTTGCTACAATTATAGGAATGTCTTTATTAAGACCATTTGAGTTTATCGGCAAAAATTTTGATAATTCAAAAATAGTTCGAAATAAATTAAATCAACTAGTACATACTTCTACCGGAGTATTTGTCAAAGTTGAAGATTTAATTAATTCTAGCTCAGGCGGATATTCAACAACAGGATTAGTTTCATATGTTGTCGATTATTTAAAGAGCCATAACATTCAAGAAAATGTATTAAAAGAAAAATTAAATGAAATTGATGTGTTTTTAACTCATAGACTTTCTGGCTTTGTTGATCAAACACAACAACGATTTATTCTTGATTCTAAAAATCCAAATTCTACATCCTCAAATATTTTTGTTCCAATTGAGAATCAAGAAATTTATTATAATGTCAGTGCCCCAATATCAAGCATTGTTTATAGTGCAGTTATTGTTGAAAAAATGACCAACGGATGGAAAATTAGTGGTTACGACTTTTTAGATCCTCATTTTTCATATTTTGCCCCAGTAATAAGTCAAGTTGATCCGTTAATATCGGTGGGCGGTGTATCTGAAAATTTTGTTAATTGGACTGAAGATAAATTTTATGGTAACGGAGTCGTTGCGCGATACAATAACGAATACTATAGAAGTATAAAAAGTCATCAGAGCAGCTCAATATTTGATTTAACTTTGTGGAAAAAACTTCCAGACCTTCCAAAGAAAGATGATATACAAGCATTTAAGAGAAGAACATTTAATACAATTAGAGAGCAAAAAATAAGTTATGGAACAACCATTAGTACAATACAAGGAGTGGTTGACTTTTTACTAGGGTATGAACAATATCTAATTTCTAAAGGATTTAAATTCGATAGATACGATACAGATAGTAAAGTAACACAAGATTGGTTCACCAGTGCTAAAGAATTTATGTACTGGACACAACATAATTGGGCTCCCGGATCTTTATTAACCCTGAGCCCTGCGGCCGAAAAAATGGAAGTTTCTTATCCAGTTGGCGTGCCTGATAATTTATTAGATAGTTTTTATGAGTATCAAGTTTTTAGAGGTGACGGACAACCTCTGACTCCCAATTTCTTAAATATCAAACGTGATTTTCAAAACATTACAATCGAAACAACAAATACAACAGAAGGAATTTATTTCTTTAAAGCACATTTAGTATTAAAAGAACACGTTGTTATTTTTGATGATAGAACCGTTTTTAATGATGTTATCTATGATAAGACAACAGGGTATCGTCAAGAAAGAGTTAAATCAAGAGGATTCCGTACCGTTGATTGGGACGGAGATTATACTAGTCCTGGATTCTTATTTGACAATGTTGATATAGAAGCATGGCAACCGTATACCGATTACAAGTTAGGAGACATTGTTAATTACAAGAGTTACAATTGGGTAACAAACACTAACCACACATCAACAGAACAATTTATAAATTCTTATTGGACTAAATTAGATTCGACTCCTAGCAAACGACTAGTACCAAATTTTGATTATAGAATTAATCAGTTTGAGGATTATTATAATCTTGATTCAGACGGTTTAGGATCGAGCCAGCGCGACTTAGGTCGTCATGCGGTCGGATATCAGACTAGAGAGTATTTGCAAAATCTTGCAGAAGATGATGTAACTCAGTTCCAACTATATCAAGGTTTTATTAGAGAAAAAGGCACATTAAATGCTGCTGTTAAAATCTTTGATAAACTTAGTAAGACAACAGAAGATAGTATTATTCTAAATGAAGAATGGGCATTTAAAGTAGGAACCCTTGGCGGTGTAGATGAATTAAATGAAATTGAATTTTCATTTAATAAAGATTCTTTACAAGTAAATCCGCAACCTATGATTTTTGTTTCGTCTGCTTACACTGGAGTTATTCTTGATCAATATTTAAGAATTCCTGCAGCAGATTTTACAAATTCTCCCTCACCGTTTACTACCTCAATTATTCCTAAAACTGATTTTGATCAATTCCAGTCAGCAGGATATGTAAAACTTGATCAAATTGATTTTATTATAAAAAATAGATCAGACTTAGAATCTCTTGATATTACACAAGTTAAAGATGGAGACCACTTCTGGGTTACATTTGATAACTCTACATGGACGGTTTTACGTTTTACCAGAAAGCCGTTATTAACTTTAATTTCTGCAACCAAGACAGGTACAACTATAGAAATTGTTTTTAATCGTAGACATGCCTTTAGTGTCGATGATTACATAGGTATTAATGATGTTCTTAATTTAACTGGTTTTTATAAAATAAATGCAGTAGATCTTTTGTCGGTTACTATATCGTGTGCTTCTGATGCTAAAGATCCGTTAGTTGACACAAGTACACTTATTCGAGTATATGGCTTGGATAATGTAAGATTTGAATCTGGATCCAGTGTAGATCAGGAGTACGTAGCATTATTACCTAATAATTCAAAATTATGGTTTGATTCTAATGATAGCGGTTTATGGGAAGTTGTACAAAAAAATAAAGTCTTTAGTTATAAGTTTATAAGTGATTATGGCACAACCGTGCCTAGTGGTACAGGTCAGGCAGTTTGTTACGTTGAAAGACTACAACAAACAATTACAAGCATGCCGTCGAACTCTATGGTTCTTGTTTACGTTGAAGGTCCAACCGGATTAAAAATTAAACAAACATTTGCGCCAGAACCCGAATTATACTTGTTATTGTCTAATTCGTTTGGTGAAGAGTTATCAGTTAGTCCAGACGGGCATTTCTTAGCAGTTGGTTGTCCTAGAGCATCTGGTGTTCCGTCTGCCTTTGTTGGAGTTTTTGATCCAACAGCAGATTATCTAACTGGAGATGTAGTTGAACATGCCGGTAAATTGTGGAAAGCTACAATAGACGTTTCTGGTGACGGCAGCACGATCGACATTCAAAGCAACGATTGGGAACCAGTGTCTTTGTTAACTTATGATCCAAACTTTGGTAGAGGAGAAGGGTTTAGAAATCAAGGAGCAGTTTCAATTTATGTATGGAACAATCAAAACTGGTCATTGTCAACTACAATTGTAAGTCCAAGACCGGCGTTTGACGAAAACTTTGGATCTAAAATTTCTATATCAAAATCTGGATCAGATTATTGGATGGCAGTTTCTGCTCCAGGATCTTTAGATAATAGAGGAAGAATTTATCTTTACAAGTATAATAGCGAAACACTAGCTTGGGAACAACACGAAAACAATAATTATGTTGGAATATATGTATCAGACCCAGCTAGAAAATATCCAAAAGATTCAATTGTTTGGTGGAATAATTCTTATTGGAGAGCAATAGAAGATACCAACGGTGATGGAAGTACAATTAGTGTTAGCTCCCCAGACTGGGTAAAAATTGATGATATATCAAGTCAATCTTCTTTACCGACGAATGTGTCAATTGAAGACGATGGATCAACTATTTCCTCTGGTTTATTAAGCGAGTCTGATCTAGCAGAACTTACTAAACAGGGAGATATGTTTGGATCTTCGATGGCAATGAACAAAGATGGATCAGTTTTAGTTGTTGGTGTTGCTGATAGTGATGGCATATATTTTGCAAATTATAAAGGCGTGTGGTCTGCTACACAAGAATATATTGCAGGTGATGTTGTAAAATTCCAAGGATACTATCATAGATTAACAAACGTTCGCCCAGAAGATCCGGTTGACTCTGCAACATATAGAAGCTTGGGAGAATATCCAGACGATGGATTGCCTTGGATTAATGTAGGTGATAGCACAATTCCGTATTCAACAGGAAAGGTTTACATTTATCAACGAGATAGCAACAGCGTTTACAAATTAAAACAAACTATAACTGCTGGCTCAATAGGATTATTTGACGATACAGGAAATAATGAATCTATTACGGTAGGCGACAAATTTGGATTCTCTGTAGATGTTGATTCAACAGGGCAACATATTGTTATCAGTGCTCCGCAGGCAGATATTAATTTGCAAAATCAAGGAGCTGTGTACTATTTCTCTTCAACTAGTTTAACCAACCCAGAGTGGAGATTAAAACAAAAATTAGAAAGTTTTGAAGAATATAATAATCTATTATTTGGATCTGATGTTTCTATTAGTTCTGGAACTGAGAGAATCGTTGTTGGCGCAAAAAATGCTCCGTACAAATCTTATGCATATTTTGAAACCGGAACATCCTTTGATAAAAATTCAACAATATTCTCAACCTTCAACGGATATTCTGGACAAGTTTATTCCTTCGAAAGAGTTAGCGGCAAATATTTCTTAACAGAGAAATTAGAAGCTAATGTAACCAATAACGAATCTTTTGGTTATGCAATAGATGCATCATCTGATGTTATTGTAGTTGGTTCTCCTGATTATAATTCTGGAGACGGTTTAGTTAGAACGTTTAGAAAAGACTCGTCTATAAAATCTTTAAAAACTTTAACTCTTCAAGAGCAATTAATTGATATTTCAAAGATTAAAAATATATCATTGATTGATGCTGTAAAAAATGTTAAGATTAGCGACATTGATTTCATTGACCCTATTAAATTAAAAATATTAGGAATTGCAGAACAAGAACTTAATTTCAAGACACCGTACGATCCTGCCATTTATACAAATGGAATAGAAGAAACCGTCGTTGATCCGGATGCTGCTTGGTTTTCAAAGAACGTTGGAAAGTTATGGTGGAATTTAGATACAGCTAAATGGTTGTATTATGAACAAGGTGATATTGCTTATCGAAACGGAAATTGGGGACAACTGGCCAAAGGATCAACTATTGATGTTTATGAATGGGTTGAAACTACTCTTTTACCGAGCGAATGGAGTGCATTAGCAGATACCACTGCCGGCCTTTCAGAAGGTATTTCAGGCCAACCTTTATATCCTAATGACGATGTATACTCTGTAAAACAATTTTACAATGAAATTACACAACAGATAACAGAAATAAAATATTATTATTGGGTTAAGGGCAGTACCGTTGTACCTCAAAATGTTAATAGAAAATTATCAGCCGGCGAAGTTGCGGCATTAATTGAAACCCCAATCTCTAGTGGCAATCCAATTATTGCATTTATGGATAGCGATAAAGTACTGGCTTATAATTTTAATAAATTTTTAACATCCGGTAAAGCATTACTGAATATTGAATTCTATAGAAATGAATCTTCAGTAAATCCGGTGCATAGAGAATATGTGTTATTAGCAGAGGGAGTAGCAGACAATTTGCCTCCTGAAACTTTAGAAACTAAATGGATTGATAGCTTGGTTGGATTTGATCAAGCAGGTAATACCGTTCCTGACCCTAAACTTTCATCTAAAGAAAAATATGGACTTTCTTTTAGACCTCGTCAGAGTATGTTTGTAAATCGATTTGAAATTTTAAAAATTGTTATTTCAAATATAAACTCTTTATTGTTAACAAATCCATATTCTGAAATTTTAAACTTTGACAATTTAAATTCTTCAGATTTAGAACCAGATGAAACATTAAATGAGTATGATGTTGCTGTAGACACAATTACTGATTTAGAGCAAATTGGAGCAATTCGTGTTCGTCAAGCAGTCTTAAAAGCAAATATTGTCAACGGTGAAATAGATACTATTGATATTGTTGATACTGGTTTTGGTTATAAAAATGCTCCTTATATAGAAATTCAAGGCAACGGATCTGGAGCAAAAGCGTATATTACTATCGATAATCAAGGTAGAGTCAACAGCGTTAAGATTCAGACAACGGGTAGAAAATACACTACCGCAACCGTTAAGATTAGAGAATATTCAGTATTGGTGAGAACAGACGAAACAATCAATAATTTCTGGAGTATCTATTCTTGGGATCAACAACGAAGAATTTTTTATAAGAGCAAATCTCAAGGGTATGATGTAAGAAATTATTGGTCATATGTTGATTGGTGGAAGACTGGTTATTCCGCTTCAACTAGAATTTTATATGAAATTCCTAGTTTATATTTAGAACCAACAATCTATACTACCGTGGGAGATTTAATAAGAGTTAAAGAATATGCTAACGGTGGTTGGGCGGTTCTTGAAAAAACAGCCGACGGCGCAGGCGAAATTTTAGGAAAATATATTTTAGTAGCAAGAGAAAATGGAACTATTGAATTTAAAGATTCTCTTTACAATACTAAAACAACATCAATAGGTTTTGATAATGTTGGGTATTATGATACAGCGTTATACGATCTAGAACCATCAAAAGAATTAAGAATTATTTTAAATTCTATTAAAACTGATTTGTTTGTTGGCGACCTTATTTTAGAATGGAACAAATTATTTTTTACTTGTGTAAGATATGCTTTCTCAGAAAACCAACCAATTTTCTGGGCGTTCAAAACAAGTTTCATAAATGCATTACATAACGTTGGTTCTTTAGAACATAGAGTTTCTTATAAGAACGACAATCTTCCTGCGTATCAAAAATACCTTGAAGAAATTAAACCATACAAAACTTCTATTAGAGAATACACAAGTCGTTATGTAAATCAAGAGTCTACAAATACCAATATGTTAGATTTTGATTTACCACCTGTATACTCTACAAGAGATAATAAAATTGTTCCTGTAAACAACGGATATAATTTGTTTGATCAGTATCCATGGAAATGGTGGTATGATAATAAAGGATTCTCTGTTTCATCAATTGAAATATCTTATGCTGGCGGTGATTATACATCTGTTCCTACGGTACTAATTGAAGGAAACGGAACAGGAGCCAAAGCCAAAGCATATATTTCAAACGGTAAAGTATCTGGTATAACAATGATTGATATTGGAGAAGGTTATACAGAAACTCCAACGGTTACACTAGTTGGTGGCAACGGATCATCTTTATTAAGAGCAAAAGCAATTGCAATATTAGGACAAACAAAAGCAAGAACATTTAATCTTGGTATTAAGTTTGATAGAATTTCTAAAGATGGTGTATACAATAAATTTACACATTCTCAAACATTTGTAGCGTCTGGCAGAACAGCAGTTTTTGATTTAGCATTTGCTCCTACAAGAGACAAATCTAAAATTACAATTATTAAAAACAAACAATTAGTATTAAACAATGAGTATAGTTTATCTTTATTCAAAACATCTACAGACGATTATAAAATTTTAAAAGGTAGACTAATATTTGTTGATCCGCCTGCTAAAGATGATGTTATTGTTATAACATATGAAAAGAATGATGAGTTATTAGACGCTGTTAATAGAATTAACAAATACTATTCTCCAATGAGCGGAATGATTGGTAAAGAAATTGATCAGCTAATGACCGGTATTGACTTTGGAGGCGTTCAAGTTCAAGGTACAACATTTGATGTTACTGGAGGTTGGGATGCCCTTCCTTGGTTTACAGATAGTTGGGACAGCGTTGATTCTAACGATGATTTTTACGTTATTGTTGATGGCAGCACATCGTATATAGAATTGCCAGAAGCTCCAGCAGAAAATCAAATAATTACCATTTATCTGCAGCGAACAGGTACAGCAAAACCGATTAGGATTGATGATCCTCATTTTGATCAAGTTGGCGATTCTGCATTAGTAACAAATGCTAACGCACTCATGCCAACATTTGTTGGCGATGGATCAACTAAAAATGTTTCTATTGAGGGATATTTCCAAACATATGCAGGGGATGTATTAATTTTCCGTCCTGCCGAAAGTGACGGTTCTGTTAACATTACAGATACAAATCTTTTAGATTCTAAAATTAGTGGCGGAACATTAGCATCAATGAGCGGTGCTTATCTAACCGCTACAGGAATAACAGCAGAAGAAATTGTAATTAGTGGCGGAGCATTTAATACTCCCGACCACACACCTGCTCCTGAAGAAAACGTTCCTGGGCAAATACTTGATAGTGTTTCTATTAAAGTATTCCAAACCACAATTAGCGGTGCAGCATCTATTCAAAATAAAGTTGTAGTTTCAGATGGAGTTACATCAAGATATTCTATTGATTTAACTATATTAGAAGAATCATCAATTTTAGTTTATGTAGATAAAATTTCTTATATTTCTTCTGGCGATAGCACAATAAGTTATAGCATAGATTTTTCTACTAATGAAATAATTTTCCATACTCCTCCTGCAATTGGATCAACAATTGAAATTATTGCTATTGGAAGAGGTGGTATAGCATTACTTGATTTCCAAGAATTTGTAGCAGATGGTAATACAAGATTGTTCTTAACAAAGTCAGATTATTCTTTAACACAGAATATTTTAGTTACCGTTGATGGAGTTCAAGTTGACACTGGATTTACTAATAGCACCATTGTTGCTAACGATACCGGAGCAGACATTGAACCAGGAAAAACAATGGTTGAGTTTGGATTAACTCCAGATAAAAATTCTATTATTAAAATTATTTGTCTAGGAGCAACCTCAAATGTTGACAGCTCTGGATTGTCTGTAATACGTGTAAACAAACAAATTTTAACTTATGAAGGTTCAACTCGTTCATTTATGTTAGATAAATTTGTTGACCCATCAAGAAGTTCAGCAATTGCTTCTATGGTTGTATTATTAAACAATGTAAAATTAAAAGGTCCTGATACTTATTATAGAACATACGATGGTTCAAACAATGAGATTGAAGTTGGTATTGACCCAGTGTCAGTAGTTACCTCAGTTGATGTTAAGGTATATATTAATAATATTTTACAACCATTTGTTACAGCATACATTTATGATGGTACTACAGGAACCGTAGTTGTAAACACTGAATATTTAGAATTACAAGATGTTATCAGAGTAGAAATTATTAATAATGCAGAATATTCTGTTACAGATAATATTTTACATATTTCTGATTTAATAACTTTAGAAGATGAAGACCAAATTGAAGTAACTTGGTTTAGCGAATATCCGACCTTTGATATTGTTTCTGATGTACACTCAGGAGGAAAAGTTCAATATCAATTGAATAGAACTCCTTTAGATTCTCATTACGTTTGGGTTTACAAAAATGGAGAACGATTGATTCAAGGCACAGAATTTATTGTTTCAACACCAAGAAATGTTGTTTATCTAAACGTTCAGTCCACATCAGATGATAGAATCGAAATTGTAGAGTTTGGAAATAATGTTTATAAAACACCAAGAGCATTTGAAATGTATAAAGATATGTTCAATGTAACACATTATAATCGTTATGCTATTACCAATGTTCAATTAACTAAAGAATTAAATTATTACGATACCACAATTGAAGTTAATGATGCATCTACTCTTGATAATCCTAATATTTCTAAAAATATTCCGGGAGTAATTATTATCAATAAAGAAAGAATTGAGTTCCTAACTAAATCTGGAAATGTTTTAAGCCAATTAAGAAGAGGAACTTTGGGATCTTCAATTGGTCAAACCTATACTATTGGAACATCAGTAGTTAGTTCCGGTGTCGATGATATTATTCCTTATATTGATTCTCAAGAAAAAGAAGAATTTGTCAGTGACGGAAGCACACTTCTAATTGGGCCGTTATCTTTTGTTCCGACAAAAGCAACAAGATCTAGTTTTACTAGAAAAACAATTCCTGAAGATTTTGGAGCTTGTGATCAGCTTGAAATATTTGTTGCAGGTAAACGACTAAGAAAAGATCAATTGTCTGTATACAACGAATCCTTAGGATCAGTGAGTCCAGCAGCTGACGAGATTCTAGAAGCAGAATTTTCTGTAGACGGAGCAACTCCGTATATACGTCTAACTAAACCAGCAACTGAAGGTACTCGAATTTTAATTATTAGAAAAGTTGGAAAATTATGGTACGAACGAGCAGAAACTACAGCAAGTAAAGGAATTACCTTGCTAGATAACAATACTGCTATTGCTCGTTTCATTGATCAAAAGCCAACGGAATTGCCATAATAAATAACATATGGAGATAAAAGAGTCTAAAATGCCACAAGATCAAAACACAAATAATAAAGCAACTGAACAGAAACCTAACGAAACAGGCGGGTTCCACTTTGAAGGCCATATTAAAATCTTCGATCCGCAAACTAAAGAAGTTTTTGTGGATAAAAGAAACGCTATTCACTATGAAAATATGTCAGTAGCAATGGTAAACAGCTTGTCAAACCAAGGGTTAGGAACAATTTACCAAATGGCGTTTGGAACAGGCGGAACAATAGTTGATCCAACAGGGCTTATTTCATATTTGACACCTAACACCGTTGGTGTTAATTCTAGTTTATATAATCAAACTTATCAAAAAATTGTTGATCAAAACGCTTCGGAAAACACCGACCCTGTTCGAAATAAGATGGAAATACGTCACGTAAGTGGTGCAACTTATTCAGATATTGTTGTAAGTTGTTTGTTAGATTATGGTGAACCGGACGGGCAAGAAGCATTTGATAATAGTCAAGATATGAGTGGAAACTTTGTGTTTGATGAACTTGGCCTAAAAAGTTATGACCCTAATGGTAATGGGAAATTATTAACTCATGTTATTTTTCATCCGGTACAAAAATCATTGAATCGATTGTTGCAAGTTGATTATACAATTCGAGTTCAAAGTTTAACTGGTTACAATGAGGTTTAATCATGCCGTATAGCGTAAATTATACAGATAAAAATACAAAATCGCCAATTACGGTATATGATAATACTTCAAGTACCGATACAACATTAACATTTCCTGGCCGTAATGTAACCGGCTACGGACAAATTATTGCAGAAAATTTTCTTCACTTGTTAGAAAATTTTGCTAGCCCAACAGAACCAGTTAACCCTGTTGAAGGCCAATTGTGGTATGAAAGTGAAACAGGGACGTTAATGATATTTGATAATACTAGTTGGAAAGCAGCTGGTAGTATTCAAAAAAGTCCAACACAACCATCTGTTAGTGCAGACAAGGTTGGAGAGATATGGGTTGATACCGTTAAACAACAATTATATGTTTGGTCAGGTGAAACATGGGTTTTGGTAGGTCCGCAGTTTAGTACAACAAGCGGTTTAAGAACAGGTCCTATTGTTGATATTATTGATGACTCAGATAACACGGCTCGTAAAATTATTAAATTTTTAGTTGACGAAACTCCAATAGCTATTATAAGTGAAGATAGTTTTACTCCTAAAATTAGTATTCCTGGATTTATTGATATTAAATCTGGAATTAATTTAACAACTATTGCGTCCGGCGACGGAAACTTTGCTCCAAAGTTATACGGTACTGCTCAAGCAGCAGATGCATTAATTGTTAACGACGTAGAAGTTGTTGCATCAAAATTTTTAAGATCTGATATTACAAATACAACTGAATACGGTATTAATGTTAAAAGTAATAGCGGTATTACATTAGGTGTTGATAGTGGATTTAGAATTTCTTCGTCGGCAACATCAGCAAAAATTTACAATGCTAATCCTGGAAGTAGTATTGATCTACAAGTTAATAGAAACGGTAGTCAATCAACTATTTTACGAGTAATTGATAATAAAATTGGTATTAACATCGAAACCCCACAGAGAGAACTTGATGTAGGTGGAGACATTGGTGTTAGTGGCGATGTTATTATTACAAGCACTGATCCTAGTACAAATTTTAATAATGGTTCATTAAGAACAACTGGCGGTGCAGCAATTACAAAAAATTTAATTGTTGGTACAGAATTTGAAGTTGGCGGGACATCTACAATTAAAAATCTTCTTCCTAAAACTACAGAAACATATAGTCTAGGAGCAGATCCAACCTCTGGCGGAAAACGTTGGGATACGGTATATGCTAAAACTATAAAAGCAGACTTTTTAAAAGGAGTCTTAGACGGTGACGTTGCAGGTAATGCAAGAACAGCTACTAATTTAAGAACGGTAACTAGTTTCCAAATCAAAGGCGACGTTACATCGCAGGTTATTAACTTTGATGGATCAGTTGGCGGTAGCATTAAAGAGTTTACAACAACATTAACATCAAACATTATTGAAGGAAAAGATTTTCCTTTCCCTAATGTTTCAAAAGAAGATGATCTTGTACTTGTCTTTAGAACAGGAACAGGACTTATAAAAGAATCAAGAGATGTATTTGTCGGAGATTTAGGAATTCCAATTGGCGGAATATTACCATTTGCCGGCATTGACATACCAGACGGATTTTTATTATGTGATGGATCAGAAATTGAAAAATCAAAATATAGTAAACTATATGATGCTATCGGTAATACCTACGGTTTACCAACTCGCGGAGTAAACACTTTTGTATTGCCGGATCTTCGTGGACGCTTCCCGTTAGGTCGAGACAACATGGATAATTATGGTACCGTTCCTGAAGAGAATGGCGGATTTATTGACGCTGGCGGCGGCAACATTGATAGAGTTGCAGGTACTGAAGCGGATACGCTTGGCGCAGGCGCAGGCGATTCTGAAAGCGTATTAGAGGTTAGAAACCTTCCTGAGCACGAACATAATTTAAAACCGCCAGGCATAGATAGACAATTTGCTGTTGTTAGGGTAGACTCCGCAGTTGTTCCAGGCACTTCACCTGGATCTGGATTAGGTCCAACTGCTGCAGGACAAGCTCAGTATCTTAATACCTCTGGAGGTATTAAAACAAGTGCTACATTAGCAACTCCGTTTAGTATTATGAATCCGTTCTTAACTATTAATTATATCATACGATCTGGCCCACCAGCATTCTAATATTGGAAATAAGACATGTCATACACAATAAACAAAACTGATGGAAGTATTTTAGCAACGGTAGCTGACGGACAAGTTGATCAACTATCTTCTGATATTACATTAATTGGTAAAAATTATAGCGGATTTGGAGAATCGTTAAACGAAAACTTTGTTAAGATGCTAGAAAATTTTGCCGATACAGCAGAACCAGAAAGACCTATTCGAGGACAAATATGGTTTGATGTTAGTGAATTAAAATTAAAAGTTTACAACGGTACACAATTTCAGCCTGTTAGTTCAGCAACAATTTCAAACACACAACCGTCAACTCTAGGTACTGGTGATTTATGGTTTAATGATACAGATAAACAATTATTTTTCTATGATGGTACAAATACAATATTGTTAGGTCCGTCGTATTCTCAAAGCCAAGGCCTTAGCGGACTTAAGGTTGCAAGTATTCTTGATTCGTTAAACCAAACTCGAGTTGTTACATATCTATATACAAACGGCGTATTGTTGGGTATTTTTTCAAAAGATAGTTTTACTCCAAAAGTAGCTATTCCTGGATATTCTGGTGATATTAGTCCTGGATTTAATGCAGGAACACTAACAAATTTAAAATTTAATGTTACAGCTACTAACGCTGACAAACTTGGAAATCAACCAGCATCAAAATATCTAAGACAAGATACAGATAATATTATTAACGGTCAGTTGACAATTACATCAAATAGAGGCGTGTTAGTTGGCGATGCACAACAAGGACAATTTGTTGTTGTAGATGGCGATGTTGAAATTCGAAACGATGCAGAAAATAAAAATATTTCTGTAAAGGTAAAACGAGGTGCAGCGGTTGATAGTGTACTAGCCATAGATACAATTAACCAAACACTAAACATCTATAAAGATAACCCAGGAAGCGAAACTTTCATTGGTGGTAATTTAGTAGTAGCCGGAGATTTTACAATCCAGGGCGATACAACAACTATTAATACTTCAACAATTAATGTTGAAGATAAAAATATTGAATTAGCAAAAACAGATACTCCTACAGATTCTTATGCAGACGGCGGCGGAATTATTTTAAAAGGAGCCAGCGATCATGAATTTTTATGGACTCAAGCAAGTACAGCTTGGAATAGTACAGAACATATTAATCTAGCAACAGGAAAAGCATTTAAAATTAATGGAGTTGAAGTTATTACAGCAACCTCGTTGGGTCCTGGAATTACTAGTATTCCAGGTGTTACTTCTTTCGGTACTCAAACAACTCTAACTATCGGACCAGAATTACCTCCAGGCTCAGGTAATCCTCCAACACCATATTTGCTTTTTGAAGATAATCGTATTTCAACCGTTCAGACTAATCAAGATCTTGAAATTGCACCCGACGGCACCGGTAATATTAGTTTAATTAACTATCCAAGAATTACTGGATTAAATGATCCTGTTGACCAACAAGATGCAGCCACAAAAGAATATGTAGATAATAGTCTTGAAACACGAAGCTTAGTGTTTAGTATGGACATTTCAGATGCCATTTCTAATTCCGGTATTGCAGCATACTTAACATTAGTTGCCCCCCCAGCAGATTTTAGAGATGGAACAATAGCAAGAATTTTATGTACGTCGTTGTCAAATGGTTCGTCAAGTTTAAATATTAATACCTATTTAAATTCACTTCCAACAACAGAATTTATTACACCGGATGCACCAAGTTCGTTAGTCCCAGGCGGAACAGCGTTTGGAGTTACTGGAGTTTCTTTTGCAACTGCAACGGTTCCAGCACCAGTAGTTTCAGTATTTAGAATTGTAAAAACTTTCCAGCTTGTTGCAGGTACGTGGACATTTGTATCATGATGATTAAGGAGCGAAATTAAATGCCATATGTTATAAACCGATACAACGGTTCACAATTAGTTGTCTTAGAAGACGGCACACTAGATACAACAACTAGTTTAGGTTTACTTGGTAGAAATTATTCTGGTTACGGAGAAGTTCAAAACGAGAACTTTTTATTTTTATTAGAAAATTTTGCAAATGATTCCGCTCCAATAAAACCTCTTAGCGGGCAATTATGGTATAATAGCACAACTAGTACTCTAAACATTTACGATGGATCTTCTTGGAAGTCAGCTTCTGCCGCAGATGTAAGCACAACAGAACCTCCTACAGGCACAGGTTCATTTTGGTTTAACCCGGACACAAATCAATTATTTGTTTATGACGGTACAGATTGGAAGTTAGTTGGTCCGGAGGCTGTCGACGGCTTTCCTGGCACTAAGATGGAATCCACTACATTATACGATACAAGTAATTTGGCTCATGCTGTAATTTTAATGAAAGTGCATAATATTGTTCAGGGTATTATATCTAGAACATTCTTTACAATTAGATCAGCAGATGCCATTTCTGGATTTTCAACCATAGTTCCAGGACTAAACATTTCTTCGTTGGTTGTGATAAAAGGAAATGTTGAAGGTAATACAACAACAGCATCACGATTGCAAACATCTAGAACTATAAATGGTGTAGTATTTGACGGTGGTTCGGATGTAACAATTAAATCAGCAACTACAAACAAATTAATCAAGGGAACATATCTTACCGGCGCAGACTTTGACGGTAGCGTAACACGAACATGGGCAGTTGATGCGTCATCAACTAATGATATTGGAAAAGTTGTTGCTAGAGATAGTTCTGGAAACTTTGCCGC